ATGAAATTATCTCGGACATTAGAGAAATACCGATTCAGAACTGGTCCGTATGCTTCGGAGCCACGCGAAGACTTCGGAGCGTTCTTGGTCCCCGGACCTTGCGGGCGAGAACTCCGCATTATCGCGTCGAGCGGGGACGCTTCTATCGGCATCAATTGGGAGCACGTCAGCGTGTCTCTGTTCAAGCACTGCCCGAACTGGCAAGAGATGTGCTTCGTGAAATCTCTTTTCTGGGACGACGAAGAAACCGTGATGCAGCTCCATCCCCCGAAATCGAAGTGGATCAACAATCACGAGTTTTGCCTGCATCTGTGGCGTCCGACCGACTGCGAGATTCCATTGCCTCCTGAAATCACTGTCGGAATCTCTGGCGTCACGCACAGCGAAATGGAAGGAATGTCAACTGAGGCTATCGAGGTTCTAAAGCAGCAACGACTCGAAGCGAGCCTCAAGAAGTGACCTGCAAGGTTTGCAGGCCGAAATTAGCTCTTTACTGTTTCACTGCGATTGTTTAGTATTTCAAGTGCCTTCGCCAGAAGGATTTTGAAACGCTCTTGCGGGCCACGATTCGCACCCGTGGCCCGACAAGAGCTTAGGTGCGAACAATGAGATTGAAAATCAGTGAGCGAGATCGCCTATGAGTAAAGCATGGATGCCTCTTTATGTCGGCGATTACCTCGGGGACACCGCTCATCTCAATCAAGGGCAACACGGGGCGTACCTGCTGCTTCTCATGCACTATTGGCAAAAAGGATCACTCCCCAAAACTTCCAAAGAACGCTACTGCATAGCATCTGCTATGGATCAGCAAAGCAGATGCAATGTAGATGCAGTAATGCGTGAATTTTTCCCGAAAGGCAAAAACAAGAGGCTCGAATTTGAGCGCGAAAGAGCCTCTAAATCATACGCAAAACGAGCCGGAGCAGCGAAGAAAATGTGGGAATCTGTTAGAACGAAAAGACTTAACAGCGAGAATGGCAACGGAAATAGAATATGCAATGCTGATGCTAAGCATCTGCAGGGGGTGTGATTGTGATTATGACTCTATCAGTATCGTAGATACTGATCGTCTCTAAAAGTCAAAACCACCGTCATATAGCAAAGTCTTTAAGATCAAAGTCAAAGGCTCTTAGGTATATAGGGTATATATGGCGGAATTTGAAAATGACGAAGCTGAACTAGGATTTGAGGACGATTGTATTCCTTGTCGCGCTTGCAGTGGAACTGGAGTTTCGGTCGAAGGTTTTGATTGCGAGGAGTGCGACGGATACGGGTACTTCGAGATATGAGCCTATCTTTGAGGGATTACCAACTGACGACGAACCGGGAAGTCTGGAGAGCGTACAACGAGGGTGTTCAATCGGTTTTGCTACAGGCTCCGACCGGGGCAGGAAAGACGATCAGCGGAGCGCACCTGATTGCTATGCGCCGAGAGCACGCGCAGGAAAGAGTGTTAGTTCTCGCTCACCGTAGAGAAATCGTCGCGCAGACTGTGAGCAAACTCATAGATGCTGGGATCGAAACCGGAATCATCATGGCAAAGCACGCGCCGATGGAATGGGCCGACGTGCAAGTAGCCTCGATTGACACTTTGTGGGCGAGAAGGAAATACCAGTCTTTCCCGGAAGCTCATTTCCTCGTTGTCGATGAAGTTCACCGCGCCGGATCGGAGCGCCACTTAGCAGTGATCGACCACTATAAAAAGCAAGGGGCGAAGATTCTAGGACTGACGGCAACGCCGATACGAAACGATGGTTTTGGATTGGGAAACATATTCGACCGGATGGTGAGAACTCCAGATATGCCGTGGCTCATCGAACATGGTTATCTTGTTCCGGTCGATTACCGAGTTGGGATCATTCCCGACGTGAGCGGAGTGAAGTTGACTGCCGGAGATTACAACAAAGCGCAGTTGGAAGCAGTGATGGACGCTACGGTTCTGATCGGCGACATCGTTGACAATTGGACTCGCTATGCCGCTGATCGCAAAACAATGGTATTTGCTTCCGGCGTGGCGCACTCGATTCACTTGATGAATCAGTTCAAGGCAGCTGGGGTGAACGCGGTCCACATCGACGGAGACACGGACAACGAGATCAGAGATCGCGTGTTTGCTGATATTAATTCCGGAGAAATACAAGTCATCTGCAACGCGATGGTTTATGTGGAAGGTACAGATATTCCCTGCATTTCTTGTATCGTGGATGCGGCTCCATCGAAGAGCATAATCAAATACCTCCAATCGGGCGGTCGCGGAATGCGGCCATTTTTAGGGAAGGCCAATCTCCAGTATCACGATCACTCTGGCAATGTGTATCGTCACGGGCGTTTGGAACTGCCACGCGATTGGGAATTAGTTAAAGGGAAAGAACAGGTTGAGCACTTGGAGGAGCAGCGCAAGAAAGTCGAACGGGTGCAAATCACTTGTCAGAAGTGCGGGTTCATGCACAATCGCCCAATCTGTCCACGATGCGGAGTTCCACCTGAACTAAAGGGAATGGCCAAAGATTTCGTTCCGGCATTCCTCGTTCAGATGACGCAGTGGGAATACGATCAGGCAGTGAAGAAAAAGCGCGAGAAGAAAAGCGAACCCACTCAAAAAGAAAAGCAGGAGTTTTATTCTGGAATGTTGTTTCTCGCTCGCGAGCGCGGCTACAGCGAGGGGTGGGCCGCGCACGGATTCAAGGATCACTTTGGCACCTGGCCTAATGGTTTGAGAAAGCAGCCATGGGAGCCGACGTATGCGGTTCGGCAGTTCGACAAACACAAACGGATTTCGTGGGCAAAGTCGAAACGCAACGAGAAAAATCAGCCCCAGGTGGAAGCGTGAGAGCAGAAGAGTTTGCTGCATTGGTAGGAGCTAAACGTCTACGTCGAGGCCATTGGATAGCGCGATGTCCAGCTCATCCGGATAAGCACCCATCGTTGTCGATAGGTGAAGGTAAAAAACATCCAGTAGTGTTCAAGTGTATGTCGGCTGGCTGTACTCAGGGTGAGGTTCTGCGGGCGCTAGGGATGACGTGGAAAGATTTAATGGGGGAAGATAGGCATCGAATGACTCCCGAGGCCTACAGAAGGCTTCAAGGGGAGCAGACGCTTCACGCCTTGCGCGACTTGAAACGGGCACTCATATCTCCGGCAGGCGCGTACCTAGCTGGCAATCATTACCGACTCGACAGGGTACTTGCTTCCCTAGACCGTCGCATCGTTTCATTGGATCCAAGATTGAAAGCTATTCGAGAACGGGAAGCGAAGACGGCTCGTTTCGTGAAGCTCTGGGGATGGGATCGGTTATGGGAGTTGTACTTTGAAAGGAACCCATCCTGAAAACTGCAAATTTGCAGAAGGAATACATCTGGGGACCGAAGGAAAGATTGCTGGTGGTCTGGAGTCTCAAGGAATGGTGGACAAAGGAAATCGAGAAGAAGAAGCCGGTACACGTAGGAGACATCTTAAATCTTCGGAAGAAAGCGAGATCAAAATGAGTCCAAGTCAGATGCTACAGAAGTTCCGTAAAGAGCGTGGCATCCAGGTAGCGGAGTTTGCGGGGATGCTAGGTGTAGACATGAACACATTGGCGTGGTGGCTGTACCATGGGAAGCCTCCAGCGGACATCTTACGGACGGTGGAAAGATTCGAGCGGGACGGGATCGTTTCTATTCGTCAGGTGAGAGCATGACGAGGATACCTTTTGATTTTTCTACTCATGCTCTGTGTCGGAACGTCATCGCGAAAGATGGGAGCAATGGAATGATAACGACTTATTGCCAGCGTCCACTTAATCATGCGGGTCCGTGCTCGATGGCTTCTGACGGTCCTTCGCAGGCAATCAATTTAACGGACTGTCCGCACGGGTACGCTTCGGTGGGTAACTGCGGAGTGTGTCGAGGGAAACTGTGATGCCGACAATAGCGGGGCACAAAGTGGCGCTCAGTTACAAAGACTTCATCGAAGAAAAGACGCAACTCGGGACCAACTCCGGATTCGCTCCAAAGTTTATGCCGTCGTTCTTGTTCGATTTCCAATCTGACCTCGTAACCTCCGCTTTGGTCGATGACGGCCACTCCGCTTTGATCTGGGGCCACCTGAACGACGAATGCGACTTGCTGGAAGAGATCATCAAAGGCTCGGTACAAGTGAGCGGAGCGGATTCGGACGAAGAGAAAGAAGAAAAATTCACCGCGTTCGCTTCGGGGAAGATCAAAGACTTAATCACAAAGCCGAAGATCGGAGCGTGGGGCCTTAACTTCCAGAACTGCGCTCACGTCGTTTCGTTCGCCTCTCAAAGTTTGGGAATTATATACTTAACTCCACTGGAGCGAAATGACTGATTTGAGAGCACCGTTTCCATGGTTTGGTGGAAAATCGAAGGTTACCCCTCTTGTTTGGGAACGTTTCGGCCACGTGCAGAATTACGTCGAGCCGTTCTTTGGAAGTGGCGCGGTATTGCTCGGACGGCCAACAGAGGCAGGTATCGAGACGGTAAATGACCTCGACTGCATGGTGGCTAACTTCTGGCGTGCGTTGCAAAACGATCCCGATGCAGTGGCCGATGCCGCCGATTGGCCGGTAAACGAGGCAGATCAACACGCAAGGCATTTGTGGCTCGTCTCACAAGAAGAGTTCCGCGAAAACATGAAAACAGACCCGGAGTTTTACGATGCAAAGATTGCAGGCTGGTGGGTATGGGGACAATGTATTTGGATTGGCTCGGGATGGTGTTCGGTGCAACTCCCGCACCTTGGGGACGCGGGCAAGGGCGTACACCGTCAACGCCCGCACCTTGGGGACGCGGGCACGGGCGTACACCGTAAGCGCCCGCACCTTGGGGACGCGGGCAAGGGCGGTGCCCTTTGCTTAGAAGAGGAAAGCTCCCGCACCTTGGGAACGCGAGAGTTCCTGTTTCAGTACATGAACGAACTAGCCGAACGCTTGCGCCGAGTCCGGGTGTGCTGCGGCGATTGGTCTAGAGTCTGCGGCCCTACGCCAACGGTCAAGCTCGGAACCACTGGAGTCTTCCTCGATCCTCCTTACCTTGACGGTCGCACAGACGCGCTATATAGCTCAGACAGCCTTACAGTAGCTAACGAGGTACGGGAGTGGGCAATCGCACAGGGAGATGACCCGAGAATCAGGATTGCGCTCTGCGGATACGAGGGCGAACACGATATGCCCGATTCATGGGATACGGTGGAGTGGAAGGCGCGGGGCGGCTATGGTTCTCAGGGCGAGAACCAAGCCCGCGAGAACTCCTCAAAGGAGCGTGTTTATTTCAGTCCACACTGCTTACGGCCAGCGCAGGAAAGACTTTTTGCATGAACGCTTAACAAAAGGGACTCAAGTATATAAGTCCCCACAGTTTCGAGCAGTACTACCAGTCTGCAGTTGGTTGACTCGGAAGGTCATTATGCGGTGAGGGAAGTCAGGGAAGCGGACTTGGAGGAATCTTGAGAAAAAAGAATCTCGTGATAGTTGAGGATCGTGCAGCACGAGCGGCGTTCTGTACTGAGTATCTGGAAACATTCGAGTCATCGTGTCGGAATTGGGTTGACCTTGCCATGATTCTCGTTGAGGTAGAACGCGACGAACTCTTCCTGGAGATGGGCTATTCCAGTTTTGACGATTGGGCACAGGTCAAGGCTCCGGTATCGCATCGGCTATGCTTTGCGATTAAGGGACGCTACAAAGCTCTAAAAGAGGCAAAGGTGCCTGATTCTTCGCTGCGTCTTATGCCCCCAGAGACAGCGGATTGGGCCAGCAAAGCCAGGAACATCTCTCCCGTGGAACTAGCAAAGCCGGAAGTCCTGGAAGCCCTGAAACTCCCAAAGCAGAAAGCGGTCAAGGTACTCAAGCAAGCCCTGCCAGCCCAGCACATCGAAGAAGAGTTCAAACTCAACTGCAAATTTGCAGAGAGCCAGGGGAAGTACGTGCTGGAAGGGTATGAAGCGTTCAAGCGGTTGAAGGATGAGAAGGGTTCGCTTTCGGACTTCGTAGAATTTGTCGTCTCGGAATGGATGGAGTCTGTATTCGCCGTGCGCGGAGACCAGAGCGTGACAGTACGTCAATGCTGGGAGCAATTCAGGCCGCAATGATGACACTCATGGGTAGGATCAAAAAGAAGTACAAGGGTCTGGCTACATCGCTGCGCTTTGAAGTTGTCGATAATGCTTTCCGGCGTTACCCGGACGGACGCGAAGTAACATTAGACAACGAGCGCGGTCAAGAGGAGTACAGGCGTCGAACCTTGCTCATGGCGGAACGTCAGAATTGGATTTGTGGGCGAGGGGATCATAGGATCATGGTGCCAACTTTTGACCATTCAGATACACGGGGAATGGGAAGCGCTCGTCGTGATGATAGGGTCTCAGATTCCGACGGACGGCCCATAAACGCGGCTAGCTGCTGGTACTGCAATTGTTCGGCGGGATCGAAAAGAATATTGTAGAAATAACGCGGTGGTAATCTGCGATTAAATTATTAGAAAGAGGCGTAGCGTGAACACTGATCTATTCGGGCATCAAGTGGACGACAAACTACCGGGCGGGGCAATGTGCCAGAGGTTCATTGAACCGCCATTCACTACTTTCGATCAAAAAACAGGACGGTGGCAGGATCGAAAGAGAGACTGGATCGCGTTGGGTATTGAAGGCGAGATTGGTCGCAACGGTGAACTGACCTATTCGGGAGCGGCTGCATCGTTCGATTACTATCGCGTCAAGGAAGGCACTCGTGGTTCCACGGATACGCAGGGCACGAGCATCTTTGACCCTGTGCTCTGTGAACTTATCTACTCATGGTTCATGCCTGAGAAGCTGACGCTCGGCATCCTAGACCCATTTGCGGGTGGAAGTGTGCGGGGCATCGTGGCTGCCCGTCTCGGCTATCAGTACAACGGTATAGAACTGCGTCGTGAACAGGTAGAAGCGAACGTCAAGCAGTCTCTCGCGATTCCCTGCGATCCTAAGCCGCATTGGATTTGCGGAGATGCCGCGAAGGTTGAGGAATTGTGCGGTGATGGATACGACCTTCTTTTCACTTGTCCGCCGTATTGGAATCTTGAACGATATAGCGATCTATCCGCCGACCTGAGCACACTAGATAACTGGACTGAGTTCTGCATGAAATATCAGACCATCATGCGGAAGGCTGCGCTGCGCCTGAAAGAGCAACGATTCGCTGTCGTGGTAGTCGGAAACATCCGAGATGATGAAGGTTTCCTGCGGGATATGCGTGTGCCGACGGAAAGCGCGATGTTAGAAGCTGGTTTTAGACACTACAATGATTTCGTCCTACTCACGCCAATTGGTTCCCTACCGCTGCGTATCAACCGCCAATTCTCGCGTGGTCGCAAAGCGGGATCGGCGCACCAGTACGTTATGTGTTTTTTCAAAGGCAATCCCGAAAGCATCCGCAAGGAGTTCACGGAGTTCAAGGACCAAAAAGGTAGTTGACAAGGCGCAATACCAGTAATACAGTGGTCCCGTTGAACAAAACACTCCAAATACGGAATTTCCCTAGCGCCATTCTGAGACGGATCAAGTTGGAAATGGTCAAGCGGAATCAAACCCTGGCTGAGTTCATCGTGATGGCGGTACGGGAATTCCTGAAAAAGTGAGGACACAGTATGCCCATCGAATTGACGGAATCCGACCTTGTTGCCTGTGGAAAGATTCAGGAAACGAAAAACACAACGATTGCAAAGGCGAAAGAGCTTTTCCGGCGTCATGCGGCGAAGCTCGCCAATCCTGACGTAGAGGGCCGCGCCGATATCGTCTTGGAGAACGTATTGCGTGGCGGGAAGAGCACGGAATTCAACACGGATGTATTCGAGGAGGAAGCACCAGTGAAAGAGAAAAAAGAAAAGAAGGCCAAGACGCCGAAGGCTCCGAAAGCGGAGAAGACGCCAAAGGCTGCAAAGGCACCGAAAGCCAAGAAAGCGTCTGCCGAGAAAGTTTCGCGCCCGGATATTCCGTTGCCGGAACTGGAGCGTGAAGTCGAGATCAAGTCAGTCGAAGAACAGCCGCATGTGTTCACGGCGAATCTGTTTGGCAAGAAGCACGCGGTGGCGTATGCCGAACGGAACCGGGAAGGCGGGGCGGATCATCGGTTTGAATCCATCGGGGTGAGTGAACGGCGTCTCGGACTGGTTGAGGATTACGCGAAGGCGAATGATCTTCCGGTTGCGATTGCGGCCGTGGTTCGCGTCAAGGGCCGTCTGGATCAGGGCTATGCGATTCCCTTGGAAGTTTTTGAGAAGTTCAAGGGCAAATCCCTGGCCGTGAATCTCAGCGGTGAAGCTCGGCAAGCCTATCAGGAATCCGGGTGGGCGGGCGTGAAGTTTATTGAAGTGAAGTCGGAAAAGAAAGCGGCATGACGAAGAAACCCAAGCCTAGCGGATTCGGTAAGATTGGGCGCGAAGAACACGCTCGCCGGGTCCGCGAAGGCAAGGCTTGGCACGAAGTTAAGCGGCTGTCGGACTTGAAGCGGATGAAAGATAAAATGGGAGACGCGGATGGAAGAAAAACGGTGTAGCTACTGCAAGAAGCCGAAGAACATCAACGCATTTTCTCCGGGAGAGTGGAATCGAGTCGGGAACAAGCATACCTGCCGAGCTTGCGCGAGGGATAACAACAGTCGGTACAGGCCGAATCTGGCTCTCCGGCAGTCTGCAAGTTTGCAGTCGAACTGAGCCATGGTAGCGGCATTTTATTTTTGGGAACTATATACTTAACTCCCTTTTGTGAGGTGATACCGAATGACGCCGATGGATCACAAGCCGAGAGCTTTGGACTTGTTCTGCTGTGCTGGCGGAGCCACGAAAGGCTTGCAGCGTGCTGGGTTTCACGTCACAGGAGTTGACATCAAACCGCAGCCACGATATTGCGGAGACGCCTTTTTTCAAGACGATGCGATGACGTTCCCGATGGACGGTTACGATTTCATTTGGGCAAGTCCGCCGTGCCAGTCCTATTCGGCAGCAATGCGCCATTTGGCTACCCCTCAGCCGATGCTAATAGAAGCCATCAGGGAGCGATTGGAAGCCAACGGAGCACCGTGGGTCATTGAAAACGTTGTAGGTGCCCCGTTGCGCCATCCTCTCGTGCTTTGCGGCACTATGTTCGGATTGAGGATACATCGGCACCGTCTTTTCGAGTCTTCTTGCCTGTTCGCTCTCGTTCCAGACTGCTTTGCTAAGGAGCCCGTCTTGAACCCTCATAGCGCAAAGAGCCGTGAGCGCATCTATGCGGAGTTTGGTCGCCAAGACGCAGAAAAGCTCTGGCGGAACGAAATGGGTGTCGAGTGGATGAGTCGCCACGAAACGCGCGAAGCGATCCCGCCGGCATACGCGGAGTTTATCGGGTTGCAAATCATTCAGCATATTGGCGTTAGGGAGTTAACTATATAATTCCCTTATTTTTCCCTGTACAAGTGCGTGTGATTATGCTACTTAGGAGAGTACCGCAAGACAATTACTTTCCGGCTTCGGTGAAGCTGGTGGTTCAACCAAGACTTGAATCTCAGCCCTATTTCCGTCTAGCTAGAATGGCCAACAATCGCCTCCCGGTTTATCTCCTACCCGAAAAGTCCGCACCCCTCCCCCCTGTTCCCCCTCACCGAACTTCGCCTTCGTTCGCGGCATTGTTGGTCACCGTCGGTTGGGCGCGTCACGTCAGGATAGGCAACCCACGCGCCGGGATTGTGCTCATGTTCCGCGTTTCCTGGGCTGTGGTGAAAGAGCAATTCAGGTCAGGACACCGCCCGGTGCCTAAACTTTTACCTCCGCGCCAGCCTGAGAACCTAGACTTGAGCTATCCCGCGCGATCTTTTGAATCCTCGCGTCATCCCCACGCGGCGTTCCTGGCCGCCTGTCAAGCAGCGAGAACATGACAAATCAGGAACTTGCAGCGTTGGCGAATTGGGCTGCCGAAGAAAAGAAAGATATGCAGGATGCGGAGGGAAAGAAAGCCTGCGCGATGATCCGCGAAGGGGCTGATCTCCTGCTTCGCCGGAGAGCGCTGTTGAACGTGAATGATCGTGATAAGGACGTGAGACATGAGCCGGCACCATCTTAGAGTCATATTCGCAACGACATGCAAAGGGCGAGCACAGCACGTCAAAGAGACTTTGCCAAGGAATCTTGCGGAGAACCGAGAAGCTCGGTTCGTTCTGCTGGACTACAACAGCCAAGACGGACTGGTCGATTATGCGAAGGAAAGTCACGCCAAAGACATAGCCAGCGGGCGTTTGGTATTTTACCAGCATCCGGCCAATGGAGCCTTTCACGTGGCTCACGCTAAGAACATGGCGGCTCGCTGCGCTATCCGAGAAGGCGCGGAAATTCTCGTGACGATGGACGCCGATAACTTCTCCGGGAAGGACTTCGATCAGTTTGTATGCGAGCGGTTCAAGGAACCGGGAGTATTTCTTACTCCGAACTACACTCAGATTCAAAGCATGGAGTGGGGAAAGGGTGACCGCCCATTGCGCGGCTTCGCTGGCCGGCTCGCAGTGAAGGCGCAGGATTTCGTGAAGGCTGGAGGGTACAACGAGGTCTATGCTACCTGGCGTGGCGAGGACATCGACTTCAATGCTCGTATGGGGCGCATGGGGTACACGTCCCGACACATCGACAATGGTCATCTGGGGACGATTCCTCACCCGGCCAGCATTAGGTTCAAGGAGTACCCGGAAGCGCGTCAGTACGAATCCCCTGGTGGATGGAAGATCGACGGCCACGAGAACGACACGGTGGTCAACGATGGGAAGTTTGGATGCGGAACTGTCTATCGCAACTTCGATCCCAGACCAATTGAACTGGCGCCTGTTCCGACGAGAGTATTCGGCATCGGACTTCACAAGACGGCTACGACATCGCTTCACAAAGCCTTTCAGATTCTTGGCTTCGACAGCCTACATTGGGGCACCGGGGAAGCTCCGATGATCTGGCACGAGATTAAGAAGTCCGGGCGCTCGAAGACTCTCGAAAAATTCTATGCTGCATGTGATCTTCCAATTCCTGTGCTTTACCGCGAATTGGACAAAGCCTATCCCGGTTCGAAGTTTATTCTGACGATCCGCGACGAAGAAAAGTGGCTCAAGAGCGTCGAGAGGCTTTGGAATCCAGCCTACAATCCGACGCGCTGGATGTGGGATGTTTATCCGTTCAGCCACAAGATTCACCGGGAACTCTATGGGACTTCGGACTTCGATCCAATTACGTTCTTGGAACGTTACCGAAGGCACAATGCGGAAGTTCAAGAATACTTCGAGGATCGCCCGCAAGACTTGCTGGTGATGAGGATGGATTCAGGTTGTGGAGCGAATTGGGATCGAATCTGTCCATTCTTGGGCGCTGACAAACCTTCGATTCCGTATCCAGTTGAGCACGTGACTCGAGAGCGTGAACTGGCAATGGTATCCTCCTGATGGGTGAACTGACCAAGGCGGAGTTCATAGTATTCTCCGTAGCAGTGGGGTTTGTTTTGTGCTTCGCTTTGGTCCTTTTTTGGGTGATTCCTTGACACACACGGAAATGATCATGTTCGGTTTTGGGCTCTTGTTTTTGCTGATTTCGAGAGGGCGCGAAAAATCATGAAGAAAAGCAACAAGAAAAAGCATCACAAGCACGTCCGAGTAGTCAAGGTAACTCCTCACATCGAGCAGGACGTACACGAGGTTACGCTTCACGTTCATTCCGAGGAACCTCCACCGGCATTACCGTTGTTGCCGGCAGAGTTGGAGACAGAACCGGTTGGTCAATGGCCTCCCTCTGGCTACGACGTTCCTGTTGGTGATGCGCCTGCTTCACAAGCGAAGAAACACGGCTTCTGGGCTTGGCTATTCGGAGACTGATAATGAGAAGCCAGCAGAGAAAAACGGCGGCTTGGGAAGGACTGCAAATTTGCAGGAAGTTATATCCATGGCGCGTAGTCAATTGGAAAGAAGTAATACGATTCGGAGCTATGTTTCAGACCTTAGATGGTCTCTGTTCTATTTGGGGTTTGGAGCGTAAAGTTCTTGCCGATGGAGACCCTCTCGGAACTATTAGCCTTCTTGATGGCAAGACATATGAAACTGACGTATCTTTGCGTGAGCGTTGTCGTTTAGCTGTATCCATTACTGACTGAGGACAGGTTCTCCATCCCAAATGTACGCAGGACTCGCACTCGCCGATCACAGAGTTCCAGCATGCGCGATAGTCGTACATGCGAAAATATGCGAACGGTGTGGATGTCTGATGTTCGTCCAGGATGCTGAGTGTTACTGTCCCGATTGCGCCCCTCTCCAGATTGACTCCCTCGGATACAACCTCAGAGAACTACTGGAAAGGGCGCTGAACCAGTGCGAGTAGACCTCAACGTCGGAGAAATCGAACAGGGCTTGGCGATGCGGTACGCTCAGCCTCAGATCGAGATGTTCGACGACATGCTTCTGTTTGGGAACTATATAGTTAACTCCCTTCGGGGAAGAAAGCGAGGAATATGCACTACGCAAATGGACGCGAAGCAAAGAACGGAGACAAAGTTGTGCATTTTGGCTACGGTGGCCCGGTCATAGGTATTCTCTACGACGCAACGGCGGGAAACGACGACTGCAACGGCAAGATCGCCGTGACAAAGCCGAACGATCCGTGCCCCAACCTGAAAGAATGCCTGAATCTTGAGGACGTGCTGGCTCTGCTCCCCGCTCAGGAAGGCGTTCTGGCGCAAACCCATCCCGATCTTTTCAAGAGGGTCGCGCTCGTGCCAGATAGCTCAAAGAAAGAAACAGCTTAGGGAGTTAAATATATAGTTCCCTTCTGTTTGGAGAGTGGGCCTACTTGTTCAAGGACGACCGCTTGCTGGTGTCGATCCACGCGAGTGTTTTGGCCGGCCGGGAGGACGCTTGAAGCCATCTCTTGAGAACGTGCTCCACTGTGCCTCGGAGATTCAGAAGTGCAATGCGGTTCTGGAGAGTCCGGAGCGTCATCACTTCGATCCTATCTCGTTGGAAATATGGCAGATGGATTGGGTTGCGGAACTTCACCGGGAACTCTCTGTTAAGTCTTAACGCGATGGACATCAGAATAGGAAACCGGATCATCCGCTTGGCTGGCAATCACTCAGGGTACGCTGACGAAGTGCGCCAGCATTTCGAGATGTTCTTCAACGCCACAGAGTATTTCGTAGAAGGAAACGCGCTAGTGGTCGATTACTCTTGGCCGAGGGTTCACAAACTGCGCGGATTTGGGGAGTTCGAGTTCAGTTCTTTGCCGGAAGAACCAGAAGCTATCGACGGCTATCTCGCTCACTACAAACTCAAGCCGACTGACGTGGTGTTCGACTGCGGAGCATATTGCGGCGCGACTACCATAAACTTCGCCAAGAGAGCGAAGCACGTTTTCGCCTTCGAGCCGGACAGCAAGAACCGCGCAGCGCTCGTCAGGAATCTTGTGCGCCACAAGGTCGAGAACGTCACTGTGCTCCCCTACGCGCTTGCCGGCCAGAACGGGACGGAGACTTTCAACTCTGAGAGCACGCCCGGTTCAGCGCTGCCGAGGTGTAATGGTCGCGCATCGTTCGACGGGATAAGTACGGTAGAGACGATCACCTTGGCTAGCGCTTTCGAGCGTTACGGCGTGCCGGACTTCATCAAACTCGACATCGAAGGAGCAGAGGTGGAAGTCTTAGATACCTCCCGAGACCTGTTGCGCGGGAAGTTGATTCCTATCGCCATCGACACGAATCACCCGCTTCCTGACGGAAGGATGACGCGGGAAGTAGTCGAACCGCTCTTGAGGGTACTAGGCTACGAGATGGCCGAATCCTCGACTGAGTTCGGCGGCTATTGGATGACGCAGGCGGTTCCCAAGTTGAGAGTCTTGGTTGTAGTCCCGACTCACGACCGACTTGACTTCCTCTCGGAAGCATTGGAATCTTTAGACAAACAGACGCGTAAGGCTGATCAGGTGACAGTGACGGGAAACGTCGGGCAAGGAATCATCACGAACGCCCCTCTCGCGCATCGCATTAACCAAGCAATAGAGCAGAGCGACTGTGACGCGTTCATCCTCTTGTGCGACGATGACGCTTTGGCTCCTGGGTACATCGAAAAGACGGTGGCTCTGATGGCGTCCAGTGGAGCAGACATCGTTTATACCGACACCGAATTTTTCGGCGACTTGTCGCTCCCTCATTACGGGCAAGAGCGCACGCGGCCTTGGTCTGACGAGATTGACCGTCACAACATCGCTTCCCTGTTCTCGCTGTGCCGAAAGAGCATGTGGCGGAAGGTCGGAGGCTGGGCCGACGTCCCGCTGTTCGATTGGGACTTCTGGTGGAGGTGCTTCCACGCCGACGCAAGAACAGCCTACGTCCCCCTTCCTCTGGCTCGCTACCGCGTTCATGCGGGGCAAGAGACCTACCGCATCGACATCAATAAAGCCTCAGCTCAAGCTCGCCAGCGACAGAGCGTCCTGAGGCAGGATCGGAGCTGGATCAACAGTCATCGGGTGTGGGCCTAATGCCATACGGAACGGGGTATGTGGCCGAGTATCGTGGCCGGGTAGTTGACCGTTCCTTGAAACTGATGCCTAGCAATGGAAGTGGAAGCACAGGGCCGATCACACACCTAGCTCCGGTCCACATTCTGTACTTGCAAGCGCTCGCCAACGGATCGCGGGTAACGGAAGTCGGCCACAGCAAGCAGATGGGGAAGAACAGGCTGGCTCAGATTCGCGAGTTCCTGAATTGCAGGACTACGACGCAGGCCGTGGCTGAGGCATTGCGGCGCGGCATCATCAAGTGACTTTGTGGTCGCTCATCTTTCCATCTTCTGCGCTTGCGGTCATCAGATGAAGTCTACGGACCAAGCGACGTTCTATTGCGAGAATCAACGCTGCGAAGAGTATTTGAAGGCAGTCAAGGCCGAAGTGATCCTGACGGAGATTCTTCAAACTGCATTTCAAACTGCATGATCTTTGAGTTCTCCAGCGACGGCCCGGTGAACTGTGTAAGTAGCTACACCTTCACGATCAACCCCAAGAATCCGGTCTACCTCGTGGAGATCACAGAGGACGACATCTACTGGTTGCTGAGCATCCACGTGAAGTGGGGAGAATGAACATGACTCCTGAAACTACTCCAAAGCAATATGTAATTCAAAAGAAAGTAATGGCTCGCTCGGTTGCTGAAGCCTTGCAAAAAGAAGCCGACTCTCCAATTGAGAGTGTGTTCGTTGACGCTAATCAACCCGAGAAAGCTAAAGCGGATGCAATCGGTTTCAAAACAACTCCGATTCCTCAATGAACTGGGAACAAAGCAAGCGTGTCGCAGAAGAGTATGCAAGGCTACTTTTCAAGATTGCTCAGAAGTCCTTTGCCCTCCCGCTCGTTGACCGCGAAAGATTCCTCGAACTCTGGAGTTGGCAAATTTCAGAGCGGATGGTGCTCCAGAGGCTTCATGATACGGCCCGGACCTGGAGACAGGCATCTCGTGAAGTAATGCGAGGCCAGTACATTCACAGTCTGCTACAGAACGAACTCCAGGGGCCGATTGGCGAGCGAGTGCGCGAATTGATCGCGGAGAACGCGCAACTGATTCGTACCTTGCCATCGAAGGTAGCGGAGCAGGCGGCACAAGAACAGGCGAGACGCGCTCAGGCTGGCGAGAGGCCTTACGCGGAGCCGAGTCTTTTGAAGTACATCGCTCGCTGGCAGGCGCAAAGGATCGCACGAACGGAGACGGCAAAGGCTCAGACGGCTCTGACTCAAGCGCGTAGCGAGGAGTTAGGACTCGACTGGGCTGTTTGGAGGACGAGTGAGGATGAAAGAGTACGACTTTCCCACAGGAAAATGGCGACTGTACTCTTCCGATGGACCGATCAGCCGTCTCCAGAAGCTCTCGTCGGTGAAAGAAGTTACGGGAAATATCCACCTGGTGGAATCTTTAACTGCCGTTGTTTCGCAGAACCGCTCTTACGGACTTCGCAGGTATCGTGGCCTCACAGGTGCTATCTCGACGGTGCGATTCGTTCTGTGACGCTATCCGCGTTTCGTGCGATGAACAATCTTGGACGCGAGGACCGCATTGCAGCCTAGCGAGGGAATATGATTACTGGCTGGATCTATAAACCGATTCCGCGTGAACCAGAACGTTACTTGTTTCGACCTTGGTATGAAACTTCTGGGATTATGGTGGAGTTTTGCCCTCCAGAACCTAGAATCTGGTTGCAAGGCGGATGGGAAGGCGTTCGCCTTACATGATGCCTAAGGTCAGCGTCCTCTTGTGCCACAGAAATATGCGGCACCTAGTCCAGACAGCGATTGATTGCTATCTCAACCAAGATTGGACTGGGGGAAAAGAGCTTATAGTTGTGGACGACGGCGAGCAGTTCATCGGGGGAACGGTGCGAGACGTACCGAATTGCCTTTATCTGAACTTCGAAGCCCAGAACCTCAGCCAAAAGCGTAACCTTGGTGCTAGGGAAGCTAGCGGCGAGTACATCGTTCATTTCGACGCCGATGACTGGTCTGGACCGCACAGAGTGACCGACCAGGTTGAGTTGATGCTTGCCAATCCGACGAAGAACCTTGGAGGCTACGGCCAGGCACTCTGGTATGACTTCGTTCACGGTAAGGCCAGCTACTACCACGGTACAGCTTGGGGAGCCACGCTGATTTACAAGAGGGAATATGCTCTAGCTCACCCTTGGGACGAAGGCTGTTCATTCGCCGAAGATTCTCTGTTCATGCGTCATGCCAGGGACCACGAGACGATCGTCTGCTCCGATGGCAAGGACAACTTCGTGGCTACGATGCACTCTCAGAACGCTCACAGATGGCACGCCGGAACCTCGCAGGGATGGCCATTCATAGAGATCGACGATCTGCCTGAAGGATTCCGCAGGGCTGCAAATTTGCAGGTAGAAATGGCAGTTAAGTAAATGGGGCGCCCCCGCAAAAGAATCGACCTTGAAAAAGTCAAGGAATTGGCTTCTAAAGGCTTGACACAAGAGCAGATAGCAGCTTGGTGCGATTGTTCCGTGGATACTCTCTCTCGCCGTTGTGCGGAAACATTAAAACGAGGATGGGAATTGCGCAACGGGAGCGTGATGCAAAAGCAGTACGAATTGGCGATGACTGGGAACGCTACGATGTTGATTTGGCTAGGTAAACAGTATCTTGGACAAAGGGACAAAAATGAGGTTTCCGGAGACCCAGAGCGTCCTTTGATTACCGCAGCGCGTCCCGTGGTTCACGTGCATTTCAGGACGCCAACGGAAACTCCGATTGTGGTCGATGAGTCCCCGGTAAGCGATGGCACCTCAGTTAATTGAACAAGAGACTCAGCCTCGGCTTGATGTCTACATCCCTCCAGGATACGAAGGACTGTTTGAGTCTCACCGCTACAAGGTTCCTTATGGCGGGCGCGGTTCTTCAAAGTCTTGGACGGTCGCTCGCGTCTTGGCTATTCGAGCTTACGAGTCGACACAACGCATATTGTGTACGAGAGAGTTCCAAACGTCTATTTCCGAGTCTGTCCACAGACTGCTGGCCGATCAAATCGAGGCCATGGGGCTTTTGGAGTTTTTCGAGATTCAGCAGCAGGGCATTTACGCGAAGCACAATGGTTCGGAGTTCATATTCTACGGAATCCGTAACAACGTCACCAAGATCAAGTCAACGGAAGGAATCGACATCTGCTGGTGTGAAGAAGCAGAAAAAATCAGCGACAACAGCTGGCAGGTTCTCATTCCTACAGTTCGCAAGGAAGGCAGTGAGATTTGGGTCACCTTCAATCCAGACGAAGAGACCGACCCAACCTATCAGCGGTTTGTGGTCAACACTCCTCCAGATGCTTGGGTCAAGAAGTTCAATTGGCAGGACAACCCATTCTTCCCTGAAATTCTCAGGAAGGAAAAAGACTATCTCTACCGCGTCGATCCTGAGACTGCCGCTCACGTCTGGGGTGGTGAATGCCGCGTCAATGCGAGCAGCCAAATCTTTCGCGGGAAGTACACCGTCGAGGCCTTCGAGCCTCCGAAGGCTCCGGCGGATCGCAAGAGCGCTGGGTGGGAAGGTCCGTACTTCGGGGCTGACTGGGGCTTCTCTCGTGATCCAACCGTGCTGATGAAGATGTGGGTCAAGGATTACCAGAAGGGCAAGACGATGGGGAAGTTATTCATCGAGAAAGAGTCTTGGGGATTAGGCGTCGAGTTGAACGACATCGGTCCGAAGTGGAGACGTGGGATTCCTGAGTGTGCGGATCACGTTATCAGGGCTGACTCATCTCGTCCTGAGACGATCAATCACGTTCGTTCGAGCAGTGCTCTCAGGGTCGAAGCAGCGGAAAAGTGGTCAGGGTCGGTGGAGGATGGGATCGCTTTCCTGAAAGGCTTTGAGTCTATCGTCATCCATCCTCGGTGCGAGCGCCAGGCCGACGAAGCTCGGCTGTATTCGTACAAGGTAGACAAGTTGACTGGCGATGTTCGCTCGGAGATCGTGGACGCTCACAATCATTGCTTTGACTCTTGCAGGTATGCTTTGCAACCGCTAATCACTAGGACAGGGGTAGGGGTATGGGCGCGTCTCTAATGCTTTATCTTGGCTCCATCCTTGAATCCACAAGAGTTGCAGGTTTGGAAACCGTGAGCGCATGTTTTCCCAAGGCTTGGAAGAACATCTGGAAAAGTTTGATATACCCTCGTCAGTTCGGCGTTTCTAAACGCGGATATCTTGTTTCCCGCCAATGCTCTGCATTTTCTTCTCGGGCAGCGTTTCGGTTTCTCTCCGTTTTTGCGGTCGAACCACTTCCAGTCGCATTCGGTGCAATGCCAAGCGTTCAGCGTGATGAGTTCTATCATTGGTACAGAGTACCACAATTGGCGCACAGTACCATAATAAGTTAATGCCTCGCGTTTCCATCAAATCAGCACAGAAGACAGCGCAGCGAGCCGAGGGTAAGTTTGCCATCGACTCGAAGACAAAGGACAGTCTCCAAAATTTTGCGCTCAACTTCGGAATCGGTACCGACAACGCTACCAGTCAGACTGGCTATGGCTTCAATCCGATCTCGCGCATCCGCATCCTTCTGGAGTGGATGTACCGGGGTTCGTGGCTGGCGGGGATGGCCGTGAACGTCATCGCCGACGATATGACGCGAAACGGAGTAGACATCCTCGGTGAACTCGACCCGGACGACATTCAACACATGGAGCGGGCAGCGGTAAGCTGGCAAATTTGGCCGAAGATCAACCAGACGATCAAGTGGTCACGGCTCTACGGTGGGTGCATCTGCCTGCCTCTGATCGATGGTCAAGATGTCTCTACTCCCCTGAGGATCGAGACTATCGGCAAGGGAAGATTCAAAGGACTGTACGTGCTTGACCGCTGGCAGGTTAACCCCTCCCTTGGAGATTTGGTGACGGAGTTCGGTCCTCATCTTGGGCAGCCGAAGTATTACGAGGTGGTAGGAGACGCGGCGGCTCTAAGGGGAAAGAAGATTCACTACTCGCGGTGCATGCGCTTGCTAGGAGTAGAACTCCCTTACTACCAGGCGATGATGGAGAACATGTGGGGCATCTCGGTACTGGAGCGCCTCAATGATCGGCTCATCGCTTTCGACTCGGCTACTACTGGTGTGGCGCAGTTGATCTACCGCGCTTATCTACGCGTGGTGAAGATCGACAACATGCGCGAGATCGTCGCTGCCGGTGGACCGGCAGAAGCGAATCTGTACAAGTGGGTTGAGATGATGAGGCGCTTTCAGTCTCTTGAAGGCGTCACGATGATCGATGCGAAGGACGATGCCGTGGTCATGCCAGCGCCATCGTTCTCCGGCTTGTCGGATGCTCTGATTCAGTTAGGGCAGCAGTGTGGCGGCGCTCTCCAGATGCCGATGACGAAGCTGTTCGGTCAATCTCCTGTGGGCATGAACTCGACTGGCGAATCTGATTTGCGTATGTATTACGACGGTTTGGGGCAACAGCAGGAACTGCAACTCAGAATTCCGGTGACGATGTTCTACCAGTGTCTTGCCCGCTCGGAAGGAATCAAGTTGCCAGAGGGATTCTCGCTTGGGTTCCGCAGTTTGTGGTCGATGAGCGAAGAGTCGAAGTCGGAGATTGCGGCGAGAGACTCACAGGGCATCGTCGCTGAATACAACGCTGGGATCATTTCGGACCAGATGGCGCTCAAGGAAATAAAGCAATTGTCCAAGATCACGGGGCGGGGCACGAACATCACCGACGACGATATCAAAGCTGCTTCGAACGAAACCGGATCACAGCGCCAGCAAGAGATGATGGAAACACAGTTGGACATGACGAAAGAGAAGCACGAGCGCGAAGGCGAGTCGCACGAATTGAATATGACTGCTGCCGAGCAAGACATCTCGCAGCAGGGCGGTAAAGCGAACGGGAAAGCTAACGGCAAGGCAGCGTGATGGAAGAAAACCGTTATCACATCGTTGAGCGTCTCGGCGAGCATCAAGGATTCACGCGGGAAGGATTCTTGGTCATCACGGACGTGCCTATCGCTCGCACAGGCGTCTTGGTCTATGGTCCGGGTGAACTTCAAGACTCGCGTTATGGAATCGTTCCTACTGGCCCGGATGGGATCATCTACGCTCACCGTGCTCCAGAGGATGTGTTCGATCCTACGTCGCTTTCAAGTATTCCCGGCAAGCCTGTCGTTATGGATCATCCTGATGATGCGGTGACACCGGAGAACTGGAACGAGATCGCGATTGGAGTAGGAATCAATCCTCATCGCGGAACTGGATTCCAGGACGATTTGCTGCTGGCGGATTTAGTCATCACGAGCAAGGATGCGATCCCGGAAGTACGTCAGCGTCAGCAATCCGGGATGCCGTTCGAAGTGTCTTGCGGGTACGATGCGGCTTACGACCAGATGGAGCCGGGACACGTCAAGCAGTACAACATCATTTTCAATCATATTGCTCTCGTAAAGAGTGCGAGATGTGGACCCCGATGCACGGTTGGGGATTCGAAGACAGTGGAGGAAAAGCAGATGACCATCAAAGAACGGTTGAAGAAACTCTTCGCCGACAAGGACGAGCGCGGGTTTACAGCCGCTCTCGATGAGATCAACGAGGGGCCTGTAACCCTCACTACGGATCAGGTTCGCACGGTTGCGAAACTGGTGCGCGACGCGGAGAAAGAGGAAGAAGAAAAGAAAGATCATCCGAAGGACTGCGACTGCGCGAAGTGCAAGGACAAGAAGACGATGGACTCGATTGCTGCCGATGTGAGCACGATCAAGGACAGCGTAAAGAATCTCGACAGCCGCATGAAGAAAATCGAGGATGCCGAGAAGGAAGAGGAAGCGAAAGAGGAAAAGGAAACCGAAGGACGATTGGAAGAGGAAGCGCCTCCGGGATCGGGCGACAAGGCGAAGAAAGCGAAAGACTCGTCTTACCTTGTCGATGCTTGGCAGGAGACGGCATCGTTTGCCGAAGCTCTTGCTCCGGGCATGAAACTGTCCACGATGGATGCTGCCGACAGTCCGAAGAAGACCTTGGACCGCATGTGCAGTTTCCGTCGAACGGCTCTCGAACTCGGCGCGAACCGGCCAGAACTTCGTCAGTTTATCGACGGCTTATTGGGAGGGAAGGACATCAAGGCTCTCACGTGCGATCAATTGCGTCCGATCTTCAAGGCCAGCGGTCAGTACGCGATGAGCGTGAACAACCGGGACGAGAAGGGTGGAGCGCGTCATCAGGAAGTGGTCAAGAAACGTGTCACGATTGCGGACGTGCAGAAGATGAACGAAGAGTTTTACGCAAACCAGAAGTAACCAGCGCCAACGAACAGGAGAACAAACACAATGAAATGGAATGAATTCAAAGAGCTTTTGGCCTCCGGGAACCACTGGTATTCTCCGGAAGTTCTTGAGCGGTCGGCGCTGGACCTTAAAAAATACGCGTCGATTGCGAGAGACTTTCGCATGAAGAATCCCGGTCGTCTTCTGGGACGTTTTCAAACGCAGGACAACACTTCGACGGCGATCACGTTCGCGCTGCCTTGCGGGGCACCGGGAACGCCGACACGTCTTCACCCGGATTCGATCTGGCCTTGCTTGATCGATGGCGTCTCGCCTCCGCTGTACTACGGCGAAGGCGTGATCATCGATTCTTCGACGGAAGGCGTCCGGCCTCTGGTTGCTGGCGACTCGGGCGTGACGGACATCTATGGCATCACCGTCAGGCCGTATCCTCTTCAGCAGACGAGCGGCGGCATGTCGGCATCGAACAACTCCGCTACGCCTCCGGCGTTCGGAGTCATCGACGTGCTGACCATCGGAGGCATCATGATCCAGTTCAACAACTCGGGATCGGCTCCGGTGAAAGGCGCTCAGCCGTACATCTACACCGGGACAACCTCTTCGCCTCACACGCAAGGCTTGTGGGAGACGGCGAGCGGAACGACGGCGACGATTGGGACGACTCCCTCCACTTCGTATCAAGGCGGCTGGGATGCGAACAACGTTGGCGAAATCAAATTCCGTGGTTAAGGAACGAACAACTAACATGAAAACACAAAACGAAAAATTCTTGGGTCGCTTCAAAACGCGGGACTCGATGATGACCTTCGACGCTGCTTCGATGCAGGCGTTGGCGGCTCACGGCATCGTTGCGAGCGGCTACGACAATCCAGGCAAACCGCTGATGTCGAACGGCGGGCGAAACATCTCGTTCACCACGCACGATGGGAAAACCGTTGACTCGACGGGCGCTTTCCTCGTGGGCGAGCTTGAGCGCCTGGACCAAACGCTTCACAAACCTCTAGTATCGGTAAGTTGGCAACGCGACATCGACCTGCGCGGAGATGTCACCATCGCCGACGATTACAGCAGTTTCACGAAGTCGATCTTCGGCGCTCCCGGTGGCTTGGGAGCAGGCCAGTCGATTGGCAACAAGAAGGGCTGGATCGCGAAGAACACCACGCAGATTCCGGGCGTGTCCGTTGATATCGCGAAGATTCCCCAGCCATTGAATCTCTGGGCGCGTGAGATCGCGTTCACGATTCCAGAACTGGAGTCGGCGGCAAAGGTTGGGCGTCCAATCGACGAGCAGAAACTCGAAGGTCTCAGGTTGGATCACCAACTGGCCATCGACGAGATGGTGTACATCGGAGACACGACGGTTCAGGTGTCGTCTGGTCAAGTCGCGACCGGACTCGTCAACTCCCCGCTGGTGACACCGACGAACGCTGCTACCGTGTCGAGTGCGACCACCTGGGCAGCGAAGATCGCGGCTGGTCTGTATGATGCCGTGACTGCCGATGTCAACACACTGATCACGAACGCCTGGACTGCTTCCGGCTGGGCGTTGATTCCGGGACGAGTGCTTCTGCCTCCGGCGGATTACTCGCTCATCACCGAACAGAAAGTGTCGTCCGCTGGCAACGTTTCGATCATGAAGTACATTCAGGAGAACAACATCTACACGCGCTCCACGGGGCGTCCTCTGGAAGTGTTCCCCTTGAAATGGTTGAACGGCGCTGGTTCGGGTGGGACTCTGGGCACGGGCGGAGCAGGGCATGACCGCATGATCGCTTACACGAAGGCGTACGACCGCGTTCGGTATCCGATGACGGAGCTTCAGAGAACGCCGCTGCAATACGACTCGATCTGGCACAAAACCAGTTATTTCTGCAAGCTGGGCTGCATCGAGTTGGTCTATCCGGAGAGCGTCGCGTACGTCGACGGAATTTCGTGATGGACTGACTTAACCGCTCTGCATTTTAAAACCGAAAGGAGATCAACCGCTCATGTCCACACAAGCACCACATCCTCTGGTTCAAAGGAGTCCGATGAACCAGCGTCTTACGCCAGACAATTTTCTGGATGGCGAAACCGTCATGATGAATTTTCCTAAGACGGTGAAACTGCAACTCGACGACGGGGCCGGGACTGTGACGTTCTTTCCGGGCGTGCAGCCTGTCCCCGTCGAACTTTCCCGTCACTGGTGGCTGCGTCACAATGGCGTGACTTTCTACGATCAGAAGGCACGCAAGAGTGCGGTAGCCGATCCAGCGAAAGAGAACCAGATTCAGAAGATGACGGAGCGCGAACTGATGTACCTGCAATCTCGCGGGTATCAGGTTACGGGACTTCAAGACGCACAATTGTACTTCGACAATATGGAGCCAGTAGCGCGTCCGGGATTCTTGCAGTCGGTAGACACGTGGTGGAAAGAGAAGATCAAGGCCGATTCGGAAGTGCAGGAGAACGAAGCGCCTGTGCAGAAGAAGGGCAAGAAGTAGGAGGCGACGATGCCATTAGCCAAAGGATCGGCCGAAGAAACGATCAGCAAGAACATTACCGAGATGGTGGAACACGGCCATCCGCAGAAGCAGGCGGTCGCTGCTGCTTTACATACAGCGCTTGACGATGAACCCCCCAATCTGAAAGTTAAAAGCATGTTGATCCCTCCTACGAATCATAAAAACGATCACCAAGTAAATGCGGGTGCCTATGGGAAGGGAACCGGTATGGGCATCGACGCGGCCTACAGTTCCGTAGGTGTTTCGGTCGCTGACATCAGCAAGATGGGCGAGGAGTTCTGGAACGGGATGAACGGGAACGTAGGCTCGCCGGAAGGAAATGCTTCGTCACTGCCACAGCAGGACACGGCTCCAACTCCCATTCGCGTGTACGCCGGGATGGCCGATGCTCAATTTTTCGACGAATTGGAACCAACTCAATCGGACCCGCCTGATCGTCGCTCGGACAACTTGTTGAGCAGGGAACACGGTGGAATTCCTGGAACGGAAGCGTAAAAAAGGAGCCGACTTCTGATCGGCTCCCCTAGTGAAGTGAATATGAATAGATTGGCTAGCGTGTCGACTGGTCAAAAAGTAAAGAGGAATCAATGAGCACGACACCGATGCAGTCGAACCCGAGCGGGAACACGACGGTCGCGCCGACGCTCGCTCAGTTCTTGGCAGATTTTCCTGAATTCAACACGACGGTTTCTGTGGCTCCGGCCTTGCAGTTCAGTCCTGCGGCGATTCAGTACTGGCTCAATTTCGCACAGTTGGTATTGAATCAGGGATTGTGGGGATCAATGTACTACGCTGCCGTGGAACTGTTCGCGGCGCACAATCTCGCGTTGGAGGCGTGGGCTACGCTGGGTGGTCCTCAGAACGTGCCTGGAATCGCCAAGGGGATGATTGCAGCGAAGTCCGCCGGGGATGTCAGCGTTACGTACAACAATCAAGGCGTTCTGGCGACGGATGCGGAGCACTGGAACTTCACGATCTGGGGGATGCGTCTGATCCGCTACATCCGGATGATGGGCGCTGGTCCGAGACAGGTCGGTGTGGGGTGTGCGCCCCCGGGATGGTTTCAGTTCGTGCCAAGCGGTGGATGTTACTCGGGTCCTCCAGTGTTCAACTACCCGAATCCTTCCGGTTTCTGAGATGAGATTGACAGTCAATTTTGCCGTTGCTGGTTTGCTGCCTGAGCGGTGCAGTCGAATCGGACGAAGCAAAGCGGACTACGGGCAACGCTATGGCGCAGGTTGCCCAACTTCCGCACAAGAGGCCTGCTCGTGATCGAGGTTATCGAGGTGCTCAACGATCCTGACCTCTGTTCCTCCTGGACGGTTCAAAGGAACTACGGGCAGTACGCTGCTGGCGGATGGCAGACGACGAAGGTGACGACGATTCAGGCGTATGGTGCAGTCAGAAATCTCCAAGGCAGACAGATTGAGATGGTTCCCGAAGCAGATAGGGTACACGAGTTGATGACGTTCCGCTCGACGACTCCGATGTACGTTACGGACGCGGCGCAAGGGATCACGTCGGACATCATCACTTGGCAGGGAAGTCAGTACCGAGTGAGCGCGGTCAAGCAATATCAGGAGCAAGGCTATGTTTTGGCCATCGGCGCGAGACTCGCAGGCGCATAGATGTTGACTCCGAAGATCAAGACGGTTGTTACAGACGGCTCGGTGAAGGCGATCAAGAACCTGAAAGACTTGGGCAATCTCGAAGTTTACGTTGGGATTCCCGAAGCGGCGTCGGCGAGAAAGTCGGGGGCGATAACGAACGCTCAGCTTGTTTTTCTCCACACAAGAGGAGTCAGGACCGTGGACGTTCGCAGGCAGATGGGTGCCATGATGCTGAACCGTGGCATCAGTTATCAAGCGGCTGCGGAACTCTACACGCGGAGCAAGGGTTCGATGGCTCTCGCGATTCCGAGGCGTCCCATCATCGAGCCTGCGATTGAGGCAGCGGACAACAAGGCGGCGATCACTGCGGAACTGAAAGACGCGGCGCAGAAGCAATTGTCCGGTGATAGGACGGGAGCCGTGCGAGGGATGAAGCGGGCGGGACAAGAGGCGGTGAATCGCGTGAAGAATTGGTTCTACGATCCAAGGAATCACTGGCCACCGAATGCGCCGTCGACGATCAAGCGCAAAGGTTCGTCTCAACCTTTGGTGGATTCCGGAGCGATGCGAGACGCGATCACGTGGGTGATCGGGGAAAAGACGAAGTGACCGCCTACAATGTCCTAGGACTGTTTGGGAGCAGTTTTCTAGTGCTAAGCACTACCCCGAGGATGACTGTAGCTCCTAGGCCCGTTCCTGCCGTCCTGCAAGGGTGTTTTACGACTCTATGAGTGAGAATCATTACAAGAAGCGCCGTTGGGTGCTCTGGTCCGAGAAGTTCTGGAGATGGATGTTCTTCGAGCGCGACTATGAATCGGAGCGATTTTGGGAAGCTATTACCGAAAGTTTCAAGTCTCTCGGTGAAGCGACTAAGACTATGTGCGAGAGGATGCGGTGAGCGCCTACCCTACTCCGCTGACTCCGAACTCGGTCCAGGCGGCGATGCAACTCCTGACCATCAATTCGCTCGGCTTGCCGAATCCTTCTAGTCCGACTGATCCAGTTTATTCGGCTGTGAGGATTGGATGGCAGCAACTAGGGCAGCCAGCGCAGTTCATCAATCAGGACGTTGCTTATCTCAGATGCGTGACGGTAGACGCGCCGGAAGTCAACAGGCAAAGGGACTCGCAGATTCTCCCCAACCCGGCAGACACGAATGATCCTCCGCAGTCGGTGATTCAACTGTTCACGTACATGCGCGTCTGGCAGACGTTCTGGGAGTTTTACGGGCCAAACGACTTCGACCGGGCGCGCAAGGTTCACTCGGCATTCTTCACTCAGGCAGTTCACGACACGTTCGCCACGCTCGGACTGTCACTGTATTGGGTGCCCGATTCCGCATGTCCGCAGAGAGTGCCTTACTACTCTGACGGGCAATGGTGGGAGAGAGTTGATTTTGAGGCAAGGTTCAATGAACTGGTCAGCGAAGTAATCGTGATTCCGCTTGCTGCCAGCGTAGAGATTCAGGAGTACACGAAGTACGGGAAACTTTCAGACTTCACGGTTCCGCTTCAAGGAGATTAATAATGTCCACGTCCCCGCTGCCCATCTCAGATATCGTAAACATCCAGATTCTGCTTTCTCCGGCGGCGATTGCTGCGCCGTTTCCCAATCAAGGTGCGATTGTAGGCACTACCGTGGCGTCCAGCGGAGGTCCGACGCACGCGAACCGGATGGTGCAGGTTACTTCTGCATCGTCGATGCTGGCACTAGGCTACACGACGAGCAGCCCGGAATATCTTCATGCGCTCGCCTACTTCGCGCAGAAGCCTTCGCCTAACTTTCTCTGGGTCGGGTTTCAAGACCTGACTTCGCTGTCGAGCGCTACCGGGGCCACGTCAGTAGACGCGGGAGGCACGAACTACACGCCTGGAGACATCTTGGGCGTGACGCAGGGGAGCGCTTCGGGCGGAGAGATTCAGGTTCTCACGACGAATCCTTCTACTGGGGCGGTGCTCACCACCGCAGTCGTCCCTCTGTCCAGCGGAACGGGGTACAGCACGACTTCGGCTACTGGGCTGGCTACGACTCACGTTCAGGTGGCGAACTCGGCTGCTGCTGGATTGACCGTTACCCTGACTGCCGTGGGTGAGTCGCCGCTTGTAGCCTTGGAGAACTGCCGCGCCTTCAATCAGCAAATTGGCGGCGTGAATCTTCCGACTTGGTACGGATACGTTTCTACGACTGCGACCGATACGGACGCCGAAGCGATGGCCCTGTTCGCTCAGTCGGCGCAGCCCGTGATGAAGCTCTATTACGCTTCGGCTACTGCCACGATTCCGACATCCTCGACGTCGGACGTGGCTAGCTACATGAAGACAAACAATTACGAGCGCGTCGATATGCTGTACTCGACGACTCAGGGAGGCGCGGCACCAGGGAACGCCTACGCGGCCTCAGCCTCGATGGGCATGGAGTTGGGCTTGAATACCGGGCTCCCTTCTTCGTGGTTCGTGAAGTTTGGGCGGCAACTGATCGGCATCACGCCGGAACCTATCAGTCAGAACCAGTTCAATTACCTGACGGGTAAGAACTGCAATGTGTATGCCTACTTCGGGCCGTTCCCGGTATTCACGACGGGCGTGATGAGCAACGGAATCGTGACTTCCGTGATCTTGTTCCTCGATGTCCTGACGTACCAGATGGAATACAACATCATGAATGACATCACGGAAAACGGGGCATACTCGATCACCGACGCAGGGGAACAGCGGGCCATTCACCAAGTCAACGAGGCTTGCCAGTACATTTCCCAGATCGGAGCGCTGAGCGGGGGAATCTGGGAGGGCGCTAACTTCGCTCCTCCGGTGCAACTTACGGCGGGTCAGTCGATACCCGCCGGGTATCTCGCTCAGGCCTACCCCATCGCGCAATTGAGCGCGACGGCTCGAGCTGCACGCCAATTGCAGCCGATCATCGTGGCTTTGCTTATGACCGAGGCGGCAATCTCGATCTCCATCGGACTCTACGTACAGCAGTAGGATTTTTGAAATGTGACACGTTCATTTAAGGTAAAATCGTATGCATGACAAACAAACATGGGAATACAAAGCATGGTCATACGGTTGGTGGAAAATGGACTCCGACTTACATGGCGTGGGCATCAATGAATCTCCGTTGCTATTCCTCATCCCAAAAGTCTTATGATCGCTATGGAGGTCGCGGGATCGTTGTGTGCGAACGTTGGCGGCATTCATTCCCTAACTTTTTGAAAGATATGGGAGAATGCAAGGCCGGGTTGACTCTTGAAAGAAATGACAACAATGGGAACTATGAGCCGAGCAACTGTAGGTGGGCAACAAGAAAGGAACAAGCGAACAATCGGTCTCCGCGTTATGACCGAGTTCTATTGAAGTTTGAAGGGGAGGAACTTACTCTCCGTGAATGGGCTAAGAAATTGTCATTAAAGATACCGACTGTAGAATCGCGTCATAGGCGTGGATGGACAGCGGAAGAAATTCTAAGCACAGCAGTTCGTGATTATAGAACTGCAGGGAGGTAGTTATCGATATCTACAGTTTCAAGGATCTCTCGCTTGCCATCGATCATCCCGTAGCCGGTCCGTTCTCGGCGGCTGGAGAACTCGGCTTCGGCCAACTGACCGTGGCGATGACGACGGAACTCTCCACACTGGCAACCGCTGCCGACGGCAACGTCATGATTACGGCTGCTGCCGGCCGGAGCGGTCACGTCGCCATCGAAGCTCAGCAGACGAGCGACCTTCACTCCTACCTGCTCGGATGGCTCAACGCCGTAACTACGGCGCGGGATAACGGGGACGTGAGCAATTGGGCGACGATGACGGTCAGCGCCCGGAACGTCACGACGGGGAGGACGCACGTCCTTACGGGAGTGTGTCCATCGAAGTTCCCCGACTACCCCTACGGGGCGCAGGGTCAGAACGTGACTTGGACGCTGATGGCTGGGGACGTGAGCAATGCCTAACGAAAAGACGAAGGACGTCGAAGTGGGCGGGAAGCGCTACCGCGTCGGGAGGTTCAATCCTCGCGACGGCTCCTGGGTCGCTTTCCTGCTCATGACGAAGGCTCTTCCCGCCTGGATCGTGGATTCCCTCGTGTCCGATATGGGGTTGCCTGTAGGAGCGGGGCAGAAACCGGAACTGTCGGAGGCGGACTTCAAGAATCTGCAAGATCACTGCCTCCGGCTGTGCTTCGAGTACACGAGCGCCGATGCTCCGCCGATTCCGGTGCTGATGGCGGACGGAAGGTTCTCTGACCCGGAGATGGACGTGTCGACCGCTTTGGCTCTGACTACGCACGCCATGATGTTCAATCTGTCATCGCTTTTTCAAGGGGGCGCGGTAAAGATGGCTTCCGCGCCAGCCGTTGCCTCGCGCTGATCGACCAGTGGCGTCCGGTGCTCGTAGGGCAGTGGAAGCAGAAAGAACTCTGGAACGGAGATTACAGCTTTGAGGACTTGCTGGACATTAACAGTTTGCTGATTATGATCGACGAAATGAAAGCCCGTGGCTAGCCAAGACGTAATCAAGTCGTATCTCGTGTCGCTCGGTTTCGACGTATCGCAGCCGGAACTTAACAAGCTCAATGAAGTTCTGCGCGGAGCTACGCAGACCATCGAACAGTTCACGGGAGGGATGGCGAAGTCGTTCATTGAGGCAGGGGCGGCTGTTGTGACGGCTCTGACTGCCGTAGCCGGGGGAACGCTAGCTCTCGCAGTAGAGACGGCGCGGAGCGATCTGCAATTTCAACTGTTAGCACGCCGGATGTACATGACCTCGGAAGCGGCGAGGCAGATGAAGACGGCGACGGACGCGCTCGGCGTGAGCCTGGAGGACGTAGTCTGGGGGCCTCCGGAACTGAGGGAACGCTACCAGCAACTGATTGCCGATCAGAAGCAGTTGATGGCGGGGCTCGGCTGGACTGACGTCGAGATGCAGATGCGTAAGATCAGGGACTTGGAATTCCAGTTTACGCGCATGAGGGTCGAGGCGGGACTGTTCGTAGTCGGCTTTGTCCAGTCCCTGAGCAAGGCTCTTACGGGAGACGAGAACGGTATCATCGAGAAACTTAAGGGATGGAATAAATGGCTGATCGACAACATTCCGAAACTGGCGAACGAACTGGCTAACTCTCTCGCCCCCGGACTCCGCGACGTGGCGGCAATGTGGCGCGATTTTGTAGACATCGGGCGCGAAGCTACGAGTCTAGTCTTGCAATTCATCGGCGATCTCTACAACGACGAAGGATTGAAGCGCGGAGAAGTCAGCATCAAGAATCTTGGGCGAGCGTTCTCGCTCGTAGCTAAGGAGACGCGAGAGATCGTGGACGACCTGAAATGGGTCGTCGACCACGCAAGGAACATAGCCGAGGCTCTGAACTTCGCGCAAGACCCTTACAAGTTCTTTCCGTGGCTGGTGGGGAAAGGACCAGGTCCTACATTCAGTACTTCGGAAAGCGCATTGAACGTTCCCGGCGCAACGCCAAGCGGAGCGCCGGCAGGCAGTCCAGACGTTCGCGCAGCCATCATCGCAGCGGCTCAGAACGCTGGCATTAATCCCGCTCTCGCTCTCGCGATCGCCAGCAAGGAATCGGGCATGAACCCGAACGCACCCCGAGGGGATGCCGGGGAGTACGGGATGATGCAGATGATGCCGCAGACGTTCGCGGCTTACGGGTCGGGCGACCCCGGAGACTTCCAAAACAATCTCATGGCGTCGATGAACTACCTTCGTCACTTGCAGGACCAGTACGGAGGGAACGAGTACGCGATGGCTCGATCCTATAACGGAAGCGGTCCGAAGGCAGAGGCCTACGCGAGAGACGTAATGCAGAGAGAGTCGATGTTCGGGAGCGTGACGGTGAACGTCTACGCGCAGACGAACGCCGACCCGCACGTGATCGCCGAGCACGTCCAATCGACTCTCAAGAACATGGCGCAGCGCCAGATAGTCCAGGGGAGAGGATCGGTGCAGTTCTCGTGAGCAGTTGGCGACCTCCACAGTGGGGCACGGGAACGCAGTTGTATTCAGTGACCGTCCCGAATCCGACTACGAACGTGCAGACGACGATCACGGACACGGACGGAACCGCGATTGGCGGCTCGTCTTCCTCCGGTGGTACTACGACTCCAGGGGGAAGCACGACGTACTTCTTCGACGGCGTGATGTCGAGCGACCACTACGACCAGTCCGTCTTCACGCAGCATCCGGTACAGTCCGGGGCTTCCATCGTGGATCACATCTACGCTATGCCTTCCCGCGTGGTGATTGAAGGCGTGTTCTCGGACGCCATGGACAGCTACCAGAACGGTCAGTATTCCAGCGGCTCGGGGTCCAAGTCCACGAACGCCTATCTGCAATTACTGTCTATCAAGGACGGACGCCAGCCCTTGACTCTCGCCACGCAATTGAAGACGTACACGAACATGCAAATCGAGAGCATCCGCGTCCCGAAGACTTACCGCTCGTTTACTTCGGTCCCGATGACGGTCGTATTCAAGCAGATCATTCTGGCTACGACTGCCCCGACGACGACGAGCAGCAGGCCGAACCAATCCCAGACCACGAGCGGAAACCAAACGCAATCGAATTACGTTCCTCCGAGTCTACTGAGCAGCCATACCAGCACTCTGAACGCCGCTCCTCCCCCGTCGGCCCCGAACATTCCCAACCCTAACCCCAACTGGTCGAGCGATCCAGTTGGCATGGCGGACTGAAAGTGTCTCAGCAGGTTCTGCCAGTTTCCAACGCTCCGAACCAGACGTTTACTGCAACTTTGCAGGTAGACGGAGCGCCGCTGACGCTCCAGATCGAGCTTCACTACAACGAGATCGCGACATATTGGGTGATGACGATATCCGACCAGAATGGGAACCTGCTCGTGGATTCGCTTCCTTTGGTCACGGGTAACGATCCCGCTTGCAATCTCCTGCGTCAGTTCAGTTTTTTGGAAATCGGTTCTATCTACGTCATCAACCAGACGGGGAGCACGACTCCGAACTATCCGGACAATACCAATCTAGGGACGGGCTTTCAGCTAATTTGGGGTGACACTCCGTGAGCACGCTGCCCGTAGTCGGAACGGGGACGACGCAAGCCACGCCTTCGAGCGGTCTCCCTCTTTACCAGAGGAAGTACAGCCTGCAACTCCTGGCGCCGAGCGGAGAAGGCACGAACGTCCTGACGGTTACTGACTCTTCGTGGGAGCCGGAGGCCTTGAGGATCACGTTCGACACGCAGCAAGTCGGACTTCAAAGCAATTACTGGTTCGCAGATATCGTGATCTACAACGCAGATACAGCCACGACTACCGCGATACTCCAAGCCTCGTCGAACATATCGCAAGGCATGATTGCTGTTCTGCGGGCCGGATACATTGGAGGGCCGGAGAATAACATTATTTGGCAAGGTCCAGTCTTTCAACCGCTTTGGGTACGAGAGAATGTAGTCGATTACAAGATCACGCTGCGCTGCATCTTGAGTCTGGAATCGGCCATATCTGGAAATACGATCAGCGCAAACTACGGAGCGGGGAGCAGCCAGTACGATGTCGTCATCAAGATGATCGAGTCCCTCGGTCTCCAACCGGGAACGATCTCCCCGAACCTGAGCACGAAGCCGATGTCTCGAGGATTCACGTGGTTCGGGTCGCCCGACAAGGAACTGGACCGCATCGTGCGTGGGAACAATATGCTCTGGTGGCTCGATATGGACGGAAAGGTCAACATC